TTGTTGTACAGGTGCTGAAGATACTTCAACATAAAATTCTATGTAGTTGTTTGTTGTGTCTATTAAGACTTTATTGTTTGGAGAAGTTTCACCAGCATCACCAATTAATCCTATAACTGGTCCACTAGCTGCTGTACCATCATGGCTGTGACCTGTAGTATTACTAAAAGCATTTACTAATTGGTTATATTCGTTATTGAATAAAGCAGCAGTAATTGTATCTCCGTCTGCAAAAGTACTCTGTCTTGTATATCCTGCCATGTTATTATTCTCCGTTTAAAATTTTTTTAGTTTGCTGCAATATATGCATTACCTGTTGATATAGCAGTCGTATAAGATGTTTTATCATCTGAACTACCTGCTACATCTGGAGTATCGTCATCTTCATCAACAGGTGCATAGGCTAAGACTAGTTCTAAGTGGTCTACGTTCCTTTGTACCATATCGTTGATTTCTGATTGCTCCATGCCTTCAACATCCCAAGTTCCACCGTTTACACCGTTGATAAGTGTTACGCTATCTGTTGCTGCTGTTAAGACTTCGCTTACTGTTTGTGCCATATTATTCTCCTTTTAAAGTTTGTATTTCGGCTTTTAATTCATCTACTTGCGTAGACAGTTCTTGTACTGCGTTTATTAAGTACCAAGTAAGGTTACTAGGGTCTACAGTTTTTACTCCTGTTGTTTCTTCTTTCACAACGTCAGGTAAAATTGTTTCTATTTCTTGAGCTATAACTCCTAGTTGTACTCCTTCTTTATTTACAACTGCTGCTCTAGAATTGTCAAAATCTACAATTTCATCTTCAGTTCTATATTCAAAGTTTCTAACTCTAATTTGATTTATAGCATCAATACCAGTGTTGTTATCTTCTATATTCTTTTTAATTCTCCTATCAGAAGTTGTTGAAAAAGTAGAACTATTAGCTCCATTAAAACTGCCTCCTGAACCCTGTAAAAAAGTTGTATTACCACCTTTACCAGTAGCTCCATAACCTATAACAGCTTCATTACTGACATTAGCTGCACTTGGAGTATTATATGAACCTATATAAACTCCTCTAGTTCCTGTTGTAAGCTGTGTAGAATAACCTGCTGCCAACCTACCAACACAAACGCTATCATTACCAGTTGTTATATATGCACCTGCTCCTTCTCCGATAAGAGTATTATCCTCTGCTGTTGTTAGGGCTTCTCCTGTATTGTGACCAACTGCTGTGTTTCTTGAACCATTGGTGACTGATAATAAACTACCACTACCAACTGCTGTGTTGTTAGATGCTGTCGTATTAGCACTTAATGAATTAAGACCAATTCCTACATTGTCAGAACCTGTTGTATTAGCATCTAAAGCTTGAACTCCTATTGCTATACTACTTGAACCTGTAGTGTTAGCATTCATTGCTATTGAACCAACAGCAACATTGTTTACTCCTGTAGTGTTTAATAATAAAGCACTATTACCAACTGCTGTGTTATTACTGGCTGTTGTATTATCTCTTAAAGCTGCATAACCTACAGCTACGTTTTGAATACCTGTAGTATTAGAGCCTAAACTAACATATCCAAGACCTGTATTGCTTGAACCAGTGGTATTAGCATCAAGAGATAAAGAACCTAATGCTGTATTTGCTGCACCTGTAGTGTTTACATTTAAAGCGTGTTTACCAACTGCTGTGTTATTACTACCTGAAGTATTTAATTTTAAAGCCTCTTTACCCACAGCAGTATTATCGTTTGCAGTATTATCTCTTAATGCTTCTCTACCTATAGCAGTATTATCGTTAGCACCTGTAATTGTAGATAATGCTATATACCCAACTGCTGTGTTTCTATTACCAGTAGTACAAGCATCTAAAGCTAAAGCACCGACTGCGGTATTTTCAGTACCTGTGGTGTTTGCTAATAAAACGGCATAACCAACTGCGGTGTTGTTATTTGCGGTTGTATTAGCTGTCAAAGCCGCTTGACCAACTGCTGTGTTTTGTGTGCCTGTAGTATTAGCATTTAAAGCATAGTCTCCAAACGCAGAGTTTACATTGCCTGTAGTAATACTCCCTCCAGCGTGTGTGCCAAAAAGAGAGTTATAACTAGCAGTTGTCATCGCATCACCTGCGTTAGCACCCACTGCGGTGTTACGAGTACCTGTAGTGTTTGCATTTAACGCTAAAGCACCAATAGCAGTGTTATTTAAACCTGTTGTAGTTTCACCTAAAGCACCATACCCAACAGCAGTACTACCTGTTACTGTAACACTTGTATGATTTTGAGAACCTAATGCTCCGAAACCAACTGCTGTAGTTCTAGCACCTTGAGTATCTGCATCTAAAGATGCATATCCTATAGCAACATTTCTTCCACCTGAAACTTGTGCTGTCAAAGCACCACTACCTATTGCAGTATTAAAGTTTGAGTCAGTAATTGCAGTACCTGCTGCATTACCCATAATGGTATTATTACTAGCTGTAGTTACGCTATCAAAGGCTGTATCTCCTATTACTACATTATTTGTACCTACCGGATAGTTTCCTAATAATCCACCTGTTACTTTTGTTATTGCCATTTGTTTTTATCTCCTGCCTGAAGGTATAAAGTCTACGTATAGACCATTAATCGTGTAAGGTGCTTTGTTATCCTCACTTATAAATGTAAAATTATTACTTGTTCCACTTCCTTGTAAAGGTACTCTAATCATAGGATTCTCTGCTCCTCCAAATACGTTAGTATTAAACAAAGCTTCACCAAATAAAGATGGTGGGTCTATTGTTCCTAAGTCAAATAACTCTGGCGGTTGTGGTATATCCGTATTACCGTATTCAAATCTTACTTGTACATCAGGTTCTACAACACCTTCAGCACTTGCAGAGACTCTCATATAGTGTAAAGTTTTTAGAGTTCCTAAATCACCATAGTCATAATCAGGTGTAGCATATCTTGCTAAGATGTTAGAGCCATCAAAGTCATTACCTGAATCATGGATATATACATAACCGTTAGTATCACCGTGATAGTATTCTTCAACACCATTTTCATTAAATCCAGAACCTATTTCTGTTGATTCAATGCCTCTTGTTTCTGACCACTGAAATCCTTCTTGTCTTAATGTTCCTATAATACCACGTTGTTCACTATTATTTTTTGTAGTATCTGTGTAAAATAATCTGTATTGAGATTTTTCTCTCAAGACTATACTAGATATTATATAGCTATTTATCGATTCTGTCAAGTTTGTTATTAAAGGTTGTATAGCTTTACTAACAGTTCCTAACTCAACGTCACCAATTCTTGCTGTACCAGCTACTGTTCTTAATCCATCCGGTGCTAAAAATATTAAGTCACCACCAATCTCTTGAATACTATAACCACTTAAACAACCTACGTTCTCTGTTATAGGGTCAATACGTATATTAGCACTATCGTTAATATTAATTAATTTATGTATGCTATTTTCTGCAAAGACTATTAAGTCTGTTCTAAATCCTTTAATGCCTTGTACTTGGTCTGATATAGTTACAGAACCTGCACCAGCACCTGTAAAGTCATCAGGATTATTATAAACACTATAATATACTGTGCTTAAATTATTTTCTACTCCTGCTGCAATTAAATGATGGTCGTGTATAGCTATATACTTTACACCATTAGTACCGTCTACAGTTATTTCACTTGTAAAAAATGTTCTAGTATTTAATGCTCCTGTGCCTTCCATTCTAAAAGACCAAAGCTTATTAGCACCATCAGCTATAATTACTTCACCATAATCAAATGTTGCACCTTCAAATACTACAAATTGACATTGTTTTTGTCCAGTTCTTGCAGTAGCTGACTTACCTGTAAAGGTTGCGTAATCATCTCCACCAACTGCTGATAATTTATTTATTTGTAACCAAGTAATTCCATCTTGACTAAAATAAATATTAGTACCTGCTGTAGCTACTACACCATCTGCATAAGTAGTAACACCAAGTATATTTGTTGTGCTTCCTGTAGGTTGTGTAGCACTAGCACCACCAAACTTTTCAAAACCATTGATACGTCTATATCCACCTTCTATAGAGACTTCAAAGTTTCTAAGCTCTCTTGCAACTCCGGGGCTTTTAAGTAAATCAATTGAGTTAGCTGATTTAATTAAACCACCGTTACATGCAACAGTATAAGGTTGTGAACGTGCCATAAATTAGAAGTAAGTT